CATGCTTTCGCAATAAGCTTTATCAGCTTAGAGAGAGTGTGTAGATGGACACCCTTTTATACCCTTGGGTGCCAGGAAAACTGGGCGTCTTCCTAACAACTCCATCAACCGGACTTTCCCTTTCGGGAAGAGGTTCGGGTGCCATTCGAAAATCGAAGCGTCTCCTTTTTCCTAGGCTAAAGGCCTTAGATACGGAGTGAGGATCCCGTCCACTTTCAAAGTGGACAGTTTCTTGCGCTTGATTATCGAAAACACTATCACCGCTCTCACGAGCGTAAATAGTGTACAAGGGGAGTATCCGATCTCCAGGTCGGTTGTAGCGCATATCAAGCGCACCAACTAACTTGAAAGAATCGAAGAGGTACCCTCCAAAGCCCTTCTGGTAAAAAGACTTGCGTCTTTTTGGGATCCAGTCACCGATGAGGTGTCCGTCTCCATATCCATCAGGGCCCCAGATCCTTAAGTGATCGGGCACGTACTTAAGTACGGCTTCCGCCATTTCGGGATCGAGATGCCTAACAAAGTAGTTATGCATCTTGAAGAGCTCAGGTCCATTTACCACTTGCTTGTGGTAATAGGGCCTAATATCCATACCTGAAAGGTAATCGCCTCCGCAGGACTCCCTAAAGGGGCCTGTCCAGAACGACTTCTTAACATTCACTTCAAACCCGAAGATCTGAAATAAACGCATGATGCGTTGCACATCACGGGACTTACAAACGATATCGTCTCCGTAAACGGATACGAAACCGTCTTCAGCCACAGAAGACGCTAGACTCCAAAAGATTAGAGTCTCAAGAGGGAAGGTACAACCATCCCCCATGCCGGAAAAATGCTGAAGAGTGAAAGGAGTATCACGTTGAGATTGGCCAGGCAAGCAAGCCTTTCCAACCCGCGTGGTCCCGAGCATAAAGCTCCACTCCCATGGCAAGAGAAGGTTAGGAATCGCAATCGCGATCCTACCAGAGGCGTCAACTAGGTCGAGCGTACAAAGTTCGCCCGTTAATGACCCTAACTGCGCTAAGGATTTGTTAATCCCTTGATCAGTTATGTCAATACCGTTTCGCTTCAACTTCCGGGCCATTTCATCGCCTAACGCACTCTGAACAAGGGTGTTCAAGGGCGGTTGCTTGATGATGATCCGATGAGTCTTAGCGTTCTTCAGGACGAAGCACATCACTCCATGGTGGATTTCCACAGGGATGTGACCATAGTCGAAATCTCCATCTGATCGGCTTGCGCCTTTCCAATGGAAGTCAACTATATGCGGCAACTCCTCAAGTAGTCGTGAGACATACGGCAGGAGCTCTTCACTACACGCAAGGCTAGTCTGTAGTTTTTCAACAATACTAGCGTTCTTCTTCTTTGTAAGGGTCGTTGCGCCCGGACCGAAGCGAAGTTTCAAGTCGGCCAAACGAGGCAGCTCTCCTAATACGCGTGCTATTTTATGCTGAGCTCTGCGAATTGCAGACTCAACCCAGGGTTCAAAAAGGAATGAACCCTGATCACGCATGGAGAAAAGCTCGTTGGTCTCTCTACACTTCTCCTCGGACAGAAAGAACTTCGACAACGCCTCACCCTCCTTATCGGCACCTAAGTCGATATAGGGGTTCTTACTGAAGAATGCCAGCGCTTGACGCGCGAGCACTGCTTCATGAAAAGATAAAGAGGTATAGTCTAGTTCGTAATCACACAGTGCTTTGAAGTTTCTGGCCCTTATGAGGTCAGAAATATCCAAAAGCACTTTGCTCGCTGGCAAGCGAGCCGTGTGCTTGAGCGCGAGATCACAAGCGATAGAAGTAGATTCCTCGGTAGTGAACTCATCTAACCACGAAGCAAGTTGCTTCATACTAAATTACTCCTTTAAGAGTAGAAAGGTGGTTACCAACCTCTGCAGGATTGCAGTTTAGTTGATGGATGCTGACTGATTAGGTCGGCATCAGGAGAGCGTCAAACGCCTCGACTATCTGACCCGACGTAACGGGAGTGACCGTGGTGGCCACGCCGTTAGCCGAGTTAATAGCGAGTTGGCGCACCAGCCGACGACCAAGAGTCGTCGAGCGAGGATGCGCATACTGAACGATCTCCACGGCGTCTACGTATGCCACTTTCGGGGCAGCCGTATAGCCAGATGCGTTCTGACCGGAAATCGATTCCATCACAGGAATCTCAACCCGCATCGCGACGCGCACAACACCGCTCTTAAGCTTACGCTTAGACAAGGAAACACGATTACTCGCGTATTCCGGAGTCGTACCAATCACTTCCTTCCAAGTAGCCATCAAGCCATCTGCGATGTCTTGTACGCCCTCGGCTAGGAAAGTGTGAGATACAGGGGTGCTAGCACCGTCAAAGGCAACGTGAGAAGCAATTGCACTCATAGTTGTATGATCGAATTGTAATGATAAACGCACACGACCATGTGCGAGTCTTCTTTCGAAGGGTTGTTACCGGACCATCAGAATTAATGGTTTACGGCGACTTAGGATCCCTAATCGGTGTCTTTGTGACAGCCGACAAGAGAGCTAAGCCATTTAGGCAATGTTTAAACGACAGTATCTTGTTCAAAGGCTTTATTTTAGGCCTCGGAACGGATAAGGTCGTCGAAACTGTACGCTCTATTGAGACGTACCTGTCTACTAAGTCCCCTCCTTGATTGACAACACCAAAAGCAAGATGGCCAGGAGAATACTCGAAAGTATTTCCTACCAACCCACCTGAGGCGTTTTCAACTTTAAAAGTGGTCTCAATAAACACGCCCGTCAGCGATTTGCTGAACGCTCGGGCCTCCAGATAATCACCGATAGGGGCAACCCAGTCGGCGACAAAACTGAAGGGTATTTTCTCCCATAGTACTAGCTCTGGGTCCATAAGACCTGTGAGCCGCGGAATAGATTCCGGTACCTCAGAGATGTACGCTACGATACGCCGTGAGGTGTACGCGTAGTGCTCGGCTCCGACGAAATAACGTCCTGCAGCAGGGTCGCGGTTTCTAACCCGCACACTTGCCGTATAACGCTTCTTTCTAGGTACATTCAAGTGGTGAGCAACAAACTCAGCACCTGACTGTATATCTCCAAGTAATGGTAACCAACCATACTGGAGCTCTAACCAGTTAGATGATAACTGGTCAGCAGACTGTCTACGCAAGTTCGTGACATTCAGCCTTTTGGGCAAAAGTGTCATGTTCTTACGAGCAGCCTGTGCCGATCGCGACATAGATTGCACAGCCGCCACAAAATTACCCTTGCGGGCATAAGTGTAGGCACGCGCAACCCTAATCGCGGAATCACCGATCATCCTCAAAGCCTCTGGCAATTCTGCCAGAGATACCGCGAGATTGAATTCGGAGCCCCTGATCTTTTCTTTTAAGCGTCCAATCAGTTTTATCTGACTGTT